TACGCTGCTGTTTACTGGCCTTGGGTTCAGGTCTTCAATACTTTTGCTGGTGCAGAGCAATGGTATGATCCGGCCATCTTCGCTGCTCGACAGTGTGTCTTCACAGATGCTGTGTCGGAGCCGTGGTTCGCTCCTGCGGGCTTTAGAAGAGGTCGCCTGACCAAGCCTACCAACACTGAGATTAGGCTCAACCAGGGCGATAGAGACGCTCTCTACTCGAACTCGATCAACCCGATCTCGAATGATCCTACTACAGGTATTACAATCTTTGGTCAAAGAACTACTCAAAGAGCGCCAACTGCTCTTGATAGAGTGAATGTTCGTAGACTGATGATCTACATCCGTAAGGTTCTGCTTGAGCTTGGTAAGCCTTTCCAGTTCGAGCCGAATGATCAATTTACCTGGGAGCTTGTTGAGGATTCGATTAACCCGTTCCTTGACGATCTCTTAGCGAGAAGAGCCATCCTTGAAGGTGCTGTCAAGTGTGACTCGACAACGAACACTCCTGCGAGAGTTGATAGAAATGAGCTTTGGTGCTCGGTGACAATCAAGCCCACGAAGGCTGCTGAAACGATCGTCTTCGAGGTCAACCTCACAAGCCAATCGGCAACCATTAACTAATAATAATCATGGTAGATAGTTACTTAAAGAACGATTACAGAGCGAACTTTGAGCCTGGGAAGAGCCTTCCTAAGCTTTCGACAAAGCTCGATGCTGTCAGGTCGTATCAGTTTGAAGTGAAGTTCTTCGGTGTTCCGCAAGAGTTCATTGGTACGCAGCAGGTTCTTACTGCTGCCGCCAAACAAGTGAGTCCTATTGGTGGTTCTGTTGATGACATCGTGGTTGATCGTCTCAACGACAAAATGTACTACCCTGGTAAGTTCACGCCTGAGAACGTTGTCATCACTTTCGATAACCAACTGTTGTCCCAGACTACTCCTGCTCTTTGGAATTGGTTCAAGACGATCTACGATCCAATGACTGGTGACATGACCAAGCTGTCTGCCCCTGGCGGTCCTGGTAACAAGTCGTTCAAAGCTTCGAAGATGACTGTTCTTGAACTTGATAACACCAACGAGCCTCACGCTTATATTGAAATGTATGGTGTGTATCCCACTGGTGTTAGATTCTCTGAGAAGAACTACGCTACGAACGATTTCTCCACAATCGAAGTGACCTTCCGCTACGACTTCGTGGATTACGACAAGATCAACTAATCCCTTAGATCTAATTCGAGTAGCCTTCTCTCTAAATAAGGGAGAGGGCTATTTGTCTATTATAAGTTATGGACTTTTTCACGGAACTTTTGGAGAGCTTCAGTCGGAAGCATGATCGGAAGCTTAGACTTTTAGAGCAGAGTGGTGAGGCTGAGGCTTTAATATCTTTGGCACAGCAAAACCAATCTCCACTTAGCCAACCTACAACAGGTCAAACTCCTGCTGGCGATCCTGTGGGAGTTTTTGTCACCAAGGCAGGGGTTACTAAGGGTGGCCTGTTAGGAAAAGATGGATTGGTCTTAGGCGGTAAGAACCAATATAACTTAGATACTCCCGAAGGGAAAGAGCAGTTTTTGAAATTGTTTGATGAGGAGGCAGTTCCTTTTGAACAACAAAAAGAAGAACAAGAAAGAGCAGCACGTCGTCAATCTGTTTTAGATTCGGATATGGCGAAAGAGAACCCTGAGATTATGGATGAAATTGTCCGTAATATGGACGAGTTCGACCAAGCAATCGTCGCTGCCTTATGCACTGATGATGGATCAATCAATCCTGATTATATGGATCAGGTGAAGTTCGCTCCAAACGCCTCCTACGCTAAGTGTAAGCCTCACTTGCAATTCCTGAGAGGTGGTAGGACAGGTAATGTCGAACAACAAATTGTCAACAACGTTCCTGTTCTAAGGTTTGATGGTAAAACTGGTAAGTATTTTGTAGACTCTGAGCCTGCTGTTGCCAGTCAATCGTTAGAGATTTCAAGAGCGTTGAACGTATTAGCCAAAGCTGCGGGTGGTGATGAATCCGCTAAGGAAGAAGCCTGTAATAAATTTAAAGTGACTGAGGGTGGGGGTTTACAAGGTGTTACTGTCTACACAGAGGTCGATTCTGAAGGTCGTGGTCTTACGGGGCGCGTATTTAATAATGAAGCCTCTGCTAGATCTCTTAAAGGTTTGATGGGCATGGCTGGTTGCTCTTTAGAACCACAGTCAGCAACGAAAGCAGTGGCAGCGGGTAGTGCAGGCGCGGAGAGTAATATTAGAGGGACGCTAGGTGAGATTGCTAAGGTAGTCGGAACAGACCTTGCAAAGCTTGTAAGCGCGAAGGCTGCTGTTGGAAAGGGTGTAGAAACCCCAGAGATTAGAGCCTTACAAGAAATAGTAGTGGAAAAATCAAAAGAAGTTTTAGACTTACTTTCAAACCTCAATGAGCAGCGTGAGTCTTGGATTGATAAATCGCAAGGCGCAGTTGTTAGTGAGGAAGAGCAAGCAGAGATTGAAACTATCTCCGAAATCGTGGGTGACAAAGAAAAGACTATGAGGTTTATGACTGCTATCCTCACCATGGCAGCTACAACCTCTAAATTAAGAAAGCCACTGGTTACGGTACAAGTTGCTGAACAGGTTGGACAAGGAGATAAACAGGACGTTTTAGAATGCTGGGGATCTCGTGAAGAGGCATTAGCGGGTTTGCGTAAGAGTGAAGAATATACGATTGATGGGGAGACAAGATCCCGAGTCACAGAAGGTGACATTGCAGAAGTCCCTGCTTCTGAAGTATTCAAAAATAATCCTGAACTTCTGGACAAGTATATTAAAGCGGGAGTTATCAAGAGTAAAGACCAGATGTTATACGCTTCTGAAGTTAGCTTAAAGACTTTGCTTAGACTAAGCTCTGCTAAACAGGGAGAGACTACCGCTAATAAAGTTAGCGAAACTATTGTAGAGGGTAACGATCCTCGCGCTTTAAACTTTAATAATAAAATTTCCAAAGCAGATCAAGCTTCTATTAGAGGAATTCAAAGAGAAGTGGATTCCATTAGTAAGAGTGTTAATGATCTATCGTCTAAAGTTCAAATAAAGACAAAAGACGGGATCATAACCGAAAACTCTTTAGAGATTTATGCCGATAGCTTAATCTCGCACCTTGAGAAGAATAAGACTTTTGACGAGATAAAGGAAAACGTCGATCTATCTGAGTTGAGAGAATATATTACAGCTATGAAAGCTGGAGATCCTAAGATGACCGACAAGAAGTTTGAGGCTAAAGTAAAGGACAAACTATTTAAGATGACCACTCTTTCAAAGATCGAAACAATGGCTGGGAAGGGTGAGAAGGAGAACCGAAAAGCTGCCTTGTATGCACTTGCTGTATTTAATGTTGCTGGTGGTTCAGCTAGGGATAGCACAGTATTCCAAGTCGATGTTTTAGATGAGATGGCTTCGTATGTGTCTACTCAGAATGGTGAGATGCAATCTGCATTAGATTCGATAAAGGCCAAGGATGGTAGATGGAACTTCCAACCTAGTAAGGGATCTTTAACCTTTAGCTATGCCGATGACCCTAATAGGACTATCTCTGTGACTTATAAGGATGGTAAGTGGATTTCTTACCGATCTGCAACCTCTATCAAAAACGCTTCAACTAGAAATGCAGCAATAGGTCAAAAGGAAAATAGACAGGACTCTGCAACGGTGCTTGACGTTTTGTTCAAGCTAACCGAAGCCTTAGGCATCATCAAGGAAAAAGTGAGAGTCCTCGACACAAAGTAAATCACACATCTTAAACATAGCTATCTCCAAATCATCAATGTAGCCTCTGAACATCCAACCCTTCACTGGCAGATCGGTCTGATTAGTTATAGCCACAGGTTCCTGACGATTCTGACCAATAATCAGTAAAAACTTTTTAGAAGACTTCTTAGAATCTCGATGTGCTTGGTCTATCATATTTGAAATTGTTGATTTAGGATTTAATAAATCACTTACTTGTTCTCCATCATATCCTTTCTTACATTCAATAACATACTTAAACTTTTCTGGTGTTATTAAATCACCATATACTTTTAAGTATTCAGGTAATGTATGTGTTGTAGCAAATGCTCCAGATCCAGGTGTTCTGCAAAACTCTTTAGTGTTGAATCTCTCGTTAAGGATCTTAGCAATCTTATTCTCAAACCTGTTTCCCTTAGCTCTTGAGTTTACTTTCTTTTTCTTTTTCAATGGTGTTACGTCAAAATCGTCTTTCATATTAAATCCTATAAGCTATAATAGGCTATGGATAAAGTATCGTTAAAGTTAGATGATGCAAAGTTTAAATTAATAGAACGCAGTAGAGGACGTATGAAGATCCAAATTAAATTTTCTAAGGAAGAAGCCGAAGGCTTCAAGAACTTTTGTAAGTTGAAGCCGCCAGAGCTTGATGATGAGACTTTCTACAAGCAAATCTTCTTTGCTGGTTGCAATGTGATGACCGAACAGATTCAGGCTTTGGTTCAGGCACATAAGGAAGCTCAAGAGAAGGAAACTGAAGAAAAAGATGAGCAAACAGAAGAACAACTTCAAGACCAATAAGATCTTCAATACGAAGCACTTAGAGTCAGTTATAAACTCTCACATTGATAGTAAGCAGAACTCTTACTATCTCATTACTAACACATGGGATAAGGTTTGCAACTACTTTAATGATAGGCTTCCGAACGATGGCACTACGGATCTGAACGTCATTGATATTTTTAATGTGCCTAACGCGCTAGACGTAATCAAGTCTGCAATCAAGAATCACAGGGAGACGATCTCAACGTCGTGTCTGTCTCGCTATGACCAGCTTCCCATGCTGGTAGTGATTCACAAGACTTTCCCTCGCGTTGTTTCTTACAACGGGTCAGTCGGTGCTGAACTTGGAATCTAGATAGAGCTTGGATCCTTCGGTATACCCATTTTGTGGTTCCGATAGGATTCAAGCTTCTCATTATACTTCTTGTTTTTGGAGTAGATGAGCCTCAGGTTGTTCAAGATGACTGTTGTAAAATAGTTGAACGCCTGCCCAGATTCCCTGTTGAAGTTGTAGAGGACTTTGAGTATAAGTAAGAAGCACTCTTGCTTGGCCTCCTCGTGATCTACATTGAACTTAAAAGATAACATGAGTCTACTGACCAGAGTGTCGAACATTTCGAAGAGTTCATTCTCATTTGAGCGGTCACCCGCCTTGAACTCTTGAATCAGTTCCTCGAATCTTTTGTTATCAATGTAGTAACTCACCTACTATCATAGTCTTATGCCGCAACTAAGTTTCAAGGGTACCAATCCTAAGTGTGAGGGATGTCCTGCACTTAAGATGAACCTCCCCACACACACGATCCTTGATTACGAATACAAGGACACACCCGTAGACATCTTGTTCATCTCGGACTCAGCTAAGATGTTCGAGGGTGAGTATACCGCGTTCCGTCCACAGGAATACAATGTGATCCAACGAGAGCTTGCGAGGTTCACCCATCAGTGGACTGTGGGATACACAACGGCGGTGAAGTGTCCTAACATTACCTCTGAAAATCTTAGCACAGGTATTAAAAAATCTTGTAGGATTCACCTACATGATACCATCGACCACTACAAGCCTCGACTTGTGTTTGCATGTGGCAAGGTTGCTACTACTCTTCTCTACGGT